GCTAAATTGTGTTAAAGGTATTTAATATGACTATCTTATATAGATTGATAGTTTTGACTTCTGACGTACTGGTATCCAAGATTCACCTCGAATTCGACTGGTGCACCGGATCCGGCTGGATCATAAGCAACATCACCAACACTGATTGGAAAAGCTCCAACAAGTGTAAACTGACTCACTCTGTTGAGTTGTGTGTCAAGTTGTACCAAGTCCACAATTGATGTTTCCTTGGCGATGAAATAGTTACCGGTACTAGTGGCATCATCAAATGTGTCACGTGTCCAGTTGAGCAACAATGATCTCAAGCTATCAACTCGGTCACTGTAAAAACTCATGGTGTATTCACCTGTGTATGTAGCACCACCTGGTACCCGAAAGTTGAGTCCCATATATGGTATCTCAGACACGTTGATCGAGCGTCCAGGAACACTACCGCCCTTGGCGTAAACAAGATCGTCTTCAGTTATCGTGAAGCTCCCGTCTCCGCTTTGAACGTTAAGTACTCTGAATTGAAAGTCGCGGCTGAAATCTCTTTCTTGTGCTACTCTGTAGAAGTCTGATATTGTTTGTCTTACATCTGGCATAAAATTATCTCCTTTTAATTATTTAGTCTTAGGATAGTAATTCGCTGAAGTCTTGACCGGTTCTTGTTGCGTAAAAGTTCACCAATATGAACTCTGCAGCACGTGTGGGCTTGATGTATATATCAACCACAAGCTCGTTCCTGTCAATAACATCAGGTGAATTGTTACGCTCGTCACATACGAGTAGATAATCGTACATTCCTTGCGTGTTTTTCACCTCTTCGAATATAGGTCTCAGAACGTTTATCACCTGCGTTCTTGTGAACAGTGTGTTTGGCTCGAACACGAAGAATTTAACCGTGTTCATCACAGCTTTTTGCAAGTACAAGAACAACCTTCTCACGTTGATTCTATCAAACGCACTTGGTTTGGCTTGCATTGTCTTTTGCCCGAATATCGCGAATCCTTCGTTAGGAAAGTTGGCGATCGGGTTGAGACCAATCTTGTATAGCTGATCACGTTCTTTTTGTTTTGGATAAAACGCTAAATCTGTCAGCCCAGACACTAGTCCTCGTGTGAAACCTGCAGGTGCGATCCATGGATGGAAATTGCTGTCCGTGTTGCCCATGGCAGCTGCTGCGAATCCACTGGTTGGCACCCAGACTTGACGATTCAACGCCTTGTCATTAGTGAATCCCCAGTTAGCATACGTGGTACAGTAACTACTGTTTTTTGTACCACCGGTCATCATGTGTCTCAACGGCCAATAAATGTGCTGTGAGAAGTTGACACCGGCTTCACGTTGTTTACTTGTGAGTGTCTTGCTGTTTCTGCCCTGTACGAATATGTAGCGTAACGGGTCAGCAATGAAAATATTGTCTTTTCTTGCGAACTGACTGAAGCTTTTGAATGTGTCGAATATTGTGTCATAATGACCAAGAAATGACAACTCGTTCCGGTTGTCGATAATTTTAGTCTGATACAATCCGTTACCACTCAATCCGGTGCTGCTTACACTGTGTTCGCCTATTGGAAAGAACTCTTCATCATCAAAATGACCTTTGGTTCCACCTTCAGATCCTACATACACTGTACCAAGACCACCCTCAACAGTGATGTCAATCGGGAACAAGTCAAAATTGTCAGCCAACTCAAAAACTCTGTCTAGTTTAGCTGGAATGTTACCAGTCTCCTTGGCTTCAGCAGCTTGTTTACGATACACACCGTGAGGATACACGTTCTGACCGTGTTTGATCTGCGCAGCACCACTGCGTTGCAAGTCTTGCCACGCTTTGATGTACAGACGATCTTCTTGTTCTTCACGACCGTTCAAGAATCCTTGAGCTACTTTAAAATTATTAACTTCACGTTTCTCTGCTTCAGTCTCACCTTGTCTTGCTGTCTGTTCAGTTTCGCTCAACTCGTCAAAATATCTAACATCCTTAGCACCTAAAACACGTACTTTACGTGTTGGAAATCCGTTCTCATCCATCCAGTTACCGGCTGTTTTAGAAATACCCTCGTTCATCTTGAGGTACAAGTTGTTACTGTTGTCAGCTTCACTCTCGATGTAGTACGAGACTGCGGTTCCACCGGTTGATAGAAATCTTTCTCTGAAATAATTTGTACTGCCGATGACGCTGTCTGCCACAAGATAATCCAGTTTTGTTGCATCTGGTTCAAGTGTGGATTGACGTACTTTGAATACCGCTAGTGTCAACACATCAGAAAACTCATCTGTGTTCAAATCGAACTCGCTCAGGTTCTCCATGACCTCACTCATGCTGCCGTCAAGACCAACTTGTGACTTGTTACCATACTGGTCAAAAGCGAATCCAGCACTCAACGAGAATGTTAATCGACTCTTGGTACCGGCTCCTTGGTCTGGTACATTGACATAACCACCGGTTGTTCCACCGAGTGATTTACTCAAAGATTTGAGTTTGCCAACGCTGTCAAAATCACTTGCAGGGTTGAGATTTGTGTTGTCTGAGATACCAACATAGTATCCTTCAAATTTTTCATTGATAACGAACTTTTTGTCATTAACAATCATGACTCCAGCTCCGCCTTTGTCTTTCAGATCTTGGTATGTGGTGAATTTCTGATTGCTGTATTTACCAGCTTCAGTTTCTTTCATCTTGATCTCACCTTTTATTGTTTTCTGAAACTCGTCATTGGAGAGCTCGATGTTACTAGGCTCACCTAAATAGTACCGGTTGCTTCCAGCTAGGTCCCACCCAACTGCATTAACAGCTTCAGCTACTAGGTCCGCGACGTCTTCTATTTCATACGCGTTCAAGGCTGGTACAGATTGTAGATCACCTTCAACTTCTGGTGTCCAGTAAAGATTGTCTTGTGAGTACGCACTAACTGAAGGTATAGATGCGATAACACTATCAACAGCGTCTTTCAACGTGGTTGCTACCCATCCCTCACCTGGTGAAGTTTCACCAAATGTCCATGAACTGACTGGTGTTACTTTTGTGCTAAAACCAGTAATGTTAGTGGTACCACCAACAAGCTCAATTACCACTGGTGCTCCTTCCATTATAACGTCTGCGCTGACTTGTCCAGCAATTGCAATCTCCTTACCAGTTGCAGGTACTTGATCCAAATCACCAGTTGTAGTTGCCACAACACTTGCCGCGGCCAACAATTCACTCAACGTGCCGGTACCGTCACCAGTCACAGTCACGTCTGGTGCAGTTGCATCATCCAGTGTGATTATCACTTCGGATCCGATTCCACCAGCGGCGAGATCGAATGTGCCACTGAAACTTGCTGCCACATGGTCATTACCACCTGTCGCTGTGAATAAGTCACCATAATATTCGTTTATCTTGTCTTTGAATTGACTCAATGTGGCCATTGTCATACCACCACAAACGATGTTGTAGTCGTCACCGACATTGGTGTTAGAATCAGACGCTGTGGAGTCCACAGACAATGTCAACTTTAAACTGTTACCGGCTGCACCTGGTGTGACTGCTTCAACTGTTAAAGATCTTTCTGATCCGACTGCTGCTGTTTCTGTTCCATCAAAATCACTACCAAGAGCGAGTTCGTCACCCTCCGATTCGTACCAGGCGATCTGGCGTGTGTCATTCGCGACTGTCACGAAATTGTCACCAGCGGCTTCTGCTCCCAAGTCGATCATGATTGGTCGCGGAATGACCGGGAAAACTTGCACGCTGTATTTGTCTGCCACAGTTGCGCCGGCGCCTAGACCGTATGGTAGTCTTGTGACTAACACGTTGGCTGGGCTTTGAAAAACTGCTTTGACCGTGTGGTACATGTACCGTTCTGCTGCGTTCTGTGGCAAACCATAGACTTGCTCGAATTCACTCAAGCTGGTGAGTGAAAGCAGTTCGTCTGTTGGGCCTTGGTTAGCAAAACCGGGTATGAATACCGTGGTCCCGACGGGTAATTGTGGGCGCAAAGAAAGATCTACTTCTTTGACCTCGACTCCTGGAGATTGTATTGTTCTTGCCATAATATATTTACCTTCTGGAATTATTTATTGATCTCCGGAGAGGTTTTGTGGTATTTTTACAACAAAGTTGGGGTAAGCTTTGAAAATGAGAATTCGAACGTGGTTTCGATCTCCTCTGTTGTTCTATAGTTATAGTCAATACTACCCACACTCACCGGTACCACTCCTTCGTAATCGAACTTCATCACTTCATTGTTGTACTCGTCAAGAGCGTACATGGTCACTGTTCCTTGGTATTGTTCGAACATGGACTCGTTTGTTGGTAGGTCCGTACCTTTCATGAACACAGACAGCTTGTCATCGTTCATGATGTCTAGCCATTTCCAGATCACCCAGTAGTTGTTGAATCGATTGTCGATGGTGAAATTGACAGTCAC